GTGATGGATGAGAGACGCTACGGGAATATACCTGGGGTGACTTATGAATCATTCAATATTGGTGAGAAGACTTATAAGTTTGCCCAAGATGTACCTAGTCTCTTACCAGCGATTCTAGCGGAGCTCAAACAGTTTCGTAAAAAGGCGAAGAGGGATATGGCTGCGGCGACGGGTTCTATGAAGGAGGTGTACAATGGTAAGCAGTTGGCCTACAAAGTCTCGATGAACTCCGTCTATGGTTTTACAGGGGCAGGGAAAGGTATTCTTCCATGTGTACCAATCGCATCCACAACAACGTGTAGAGGTCGTGGTATGATTGAGGAGACGAAGACCTATGTGGAGGCGAATTTTCCCGGGGCAAAGGTAAGGTATGGGGACACGGATTCAGTGATGGTAGAGTTCGATGTTGGTGACCGAACAGGTGAAGAGGCTGTCAAGTACAGTTGGGAGATTGGTGAGAGGGCGGCGGAGGAGTGTAGCGCCCTCTTCAAAAAACCAAACAATTTGGAACTTGAAAAGGTCTATTGGCCGTATTTTCTATACTCAAAGAAGAGGTATGCTGCCAAGCTTTGGACAAAGGGGAAGGATGACCAAATGCATATGGACTACATAGACATCAAGGGACTCCAGGTTGTTCGTAGAGACAATACACCCCATGTGAGAGAGGTGTGTAAAGAGTTACTGGATGTAATTCTCACATCCAGTGATCGAGGACCACCCAAGGAACTCGCCAAAGAGCGTGCGATTGAACTCTTATCAGGTGATATACCCAATGGAAAGTTAATATTGAGTCAGGGTTTATCAGATAGTTACAAAGTGAATGGTGAACCAGTTTCTATTACAAGTTCTCGAATTGACGATATAAATCAAGCGCATGTACAAGTAGTTCGTAAAATGCGTGAGAGGAAGCCTGGTTCGGAGCCACAGTCTGGTGATCGTGTGCCGTATATATTGACAAAGACTGACAACCCCAAGGCGAAAGCATTTGAAAAGTCCGAAGATCCCAAATATGTAGAAGAGCACAATATCCCCGTGGATTATCTGTATTACTTTGAAAATAAATTCTTGAACCCTGTATGTGACCTACTTGACCCATTATTTGACAATGTTAAACAGGATATTTTCGGTGAGATTCTTGAGCAACACAAACCAAAAAAAGTAAAAACTGGTCCTGCCCTCAGTACGATGAAGAAAGAACAACTGATTGAAGAGTGTAAAAAATTGGGACTTGATGATTCGGGAAAGGTTGCAGAGTTGCGAGAGAGGATTAAAGGTTCTCGAACAGAATCCATTGAAGACCTATTTAAAAAATACGAGCAAAGTACTAATAAGGTATGAATCTTCATGACAAGATCGCTGACATTGTTGATGAGGAATTGAATGAACGTCTCGTTTCGATGATGAATGCGTATATTGAGATAATTTCTAAAAAACATGGCATCTCTATGGATCTTCTTTTGAAGGATATCCCAGAAACATTCTCTGGAACGATTTGTAAGGGTACAACAAATGATGGAAGGCGATGTACTTTCAGGGGTATTCGTAGTGGGTATTGTAGATATCATTCGACACAAGGAAATCGTTTGAAATATAGGTCGTCAATTCCTAGGACAAATAGTCATATACACGGACCCGAACAGATGTATGTTAAGGGTTGTCCAGGTTGTGAAATTTCAAACGAGCTTATAGATTTGGATACTATGATTGGTAATGAGTAAATCTGACATCCTACTAACATCCATAAATAATTTTTACAACGAAGAAGGAAATAGAACTAAATTGGTAAACATTTTAGACAAGTCGAGTGGCATCTCGTTACGAAATCTAGAATGGTTCATAACTAACTATGCAAAGAAGAATCACACATCTTTTAAGACCCATGATGGAAAATTATTCACAGTCCATTGTGCCTACAAATCAAGTCTTGATGGCTATAGTAAAAAACTTTTTGATCCATTTTGTCGATCGGAAAAGTTTGCATACACAGTTCCTGGAACATATCATGAAATTCATACAACTCTCGCACAGTTGAATTTCATCAAATGGTGTATCAAGAACAATATCATCGAGTACATTAGTACTAATAAAACTTCATTATTTAATAAGCAACTGACATAAACCCACGATCAAACACAAACGTTTGATACCCCGTATAGTACATATTTAGAGAGTACGTTTTCGTAGACACATTCACCTCCGTTGTATCCAGTTTCACTTCTATATTCGTTTTATCTGACTGTATCTGACTAAAATCCAAGTTCCCCGATGGTTCCACATTAACCGGATTCATCGAGAAACTATACGTGTAAATATTTCTAATTGGCCTCGCAAGACGATTTCTAAATGGAATGAGATATTTGTAATAATTATGATTTGTCTTTGTCACATTTGGGAGACGGTTACCATTGATATAGAAACTCGCAGACTCCATGATAGGATCAAAAAATGTTGTTTGATCATCAAAGCTTACATTTGAAGAAAAATTGAAACGATTTTGAAATAACATCTGTTCATTCACAGCGGATGCACCAACTGCGTCACTCTCAACCTCAAAGTCTGTATTTCGTAGGAACCAATGAAAACATTTCACTGGAATGTTTGGTACAAGGTTATTCACAATTGTAGGAATACCAAGTTCACTCACAATGGATGGATGCTTTCTCACAAGGTCTGTTACGAGTGTTTGCTTCTTACTCACCAGAAAATTCCTTTCTTCGGGACTGACACTAATCTCTTCAGTAACGAGGTTGAATGATTGTAAGTTCAGTGTTCCAGTGTAGTTGGTGAAAAATGTTTGTTCATGAAACTCCAATTCGAATTCAATTTTTTGACGGTAGGTCGCACACACCGGGAAATAGGGGCGATTTGGTTTATTTGATGAATATTCATCACTCGCATACTTCCTCGAAAAGAAGAAGTGGAGAGGAATGACGAGATCTGAACTCAAACGTGCATATGTATCATTTTTACTCGATTCATCATACCCTAAATTTCGATTGACAAGAAATCTATTGGCTACTTTCTCAGAAATCTCTAGATACAATTCATCGTAGAGAATTCCCCAATCATCATGGATTTTCTCAACTTCGATATCATCTACAAACATCGTAACACTTTTGAGAATGTGACGTCCCAATTGATCCGCATAATTGCCATTGGCTATACCTGGCATAGATATACTCAGATACATATTACTCAAGAGATCTCCCATATTTGTGGGACTAAAGGGTACTTTTATTGTTTGAGCGAATGGCCACCCAGTAATATTTCCATTATTGACAACATTATGAACTCTATGATACTTCCTAAACTCTGAATGTCTTTCCGTTTTATAATTAAAGAATGATTCGTCTGGGTCTTTGGAAAGCAGGTATGTATCTTGCTTTCCAATAGCTTTGAGGGAAATCTTAGAAGCCTCACCCATATCTATCTACTACTTACATATTTTTAATATCAGTTTTCCACATCGTGATGTGACTCGTCTTCAACATCTTCTCTAGGTCTTCATTCGCCTGCTTCGCCTCATCCATAAGTGCCTTGACGCGCTCATCCGTATACTCGACAGTTCTGATATTGAGAAGGTAGTCCAATGACCCATCAATCTTCGGGAAGGTTGATGCCATTTCATCCTCCAACTCTTGCTTCTTCCTCTTGAATACCACGAGTTTACCCTCGATGACCATAGAAACAAACTTTGATTTATGGCTACACATCTCAGTCCTCTTTTGAAGCATATCGATGAGGTACGTCTTTCTCATTTTGTAGTGTTCTATACGAAGTTCCACAAAGTCTTTGAGAATCTCCTCGGGACTCGCATACTTATGAATACCCTTCGTTGGGTGAAAGAGATGCATGTTTGATACACGGAAGGTCTTTCTCAACTTGAGATCTTTGAGTAAATCTTTTCCAGCATACTCCATGATTTCAAAATGAACATCATCAGTGGTGGAGTTATTGATGAATCCTCCAATCAATTTCTTTTCCACGAGACCATCGAGGTACTCCTTATAGTCTTGGGTCCATCGACCTGGGGGGAGTTCAGTTACCACGATGTTATTTCCAGACCAGTTCCACACACCTTCCATCATCCATGTGTCTTCCTCCTTGTGTACCACCCCCTTGAAACCTCTGAACCAGGGTCGCATAGCGACGATTTCATCACCACTCAAAATCCGTTTGATGTTTGCCTTGATATCTTCGGGGTTGAAAGGAGGTACATAGCAACTGAACCCTGTACCGATACCTTCAGTCCCATTGACCAAAACCATTGGTAATGTGGGCATGTAAAAGTCGGGTTCGATTGAGCGACCATCATCGTCCAGATAGTTCAAGATCGCATCATCCTTGGGATCGAAGAGTTTCCTTGCATCCTTGGTAAGCTTCGTGAAGATGTACCTCGTTTGTGACGCATCCTTACCACCCATAAGCCTCGTACCAAATTGACCACATGGCTCCAAAAGATTGATATTGTTAGACCCCACGTAATCGTTCGCCAACTTCACAATCGTATCTGCGAGAGAAACTTCACCATGATGGTAAGCACTCTTCTCAGCCACGAATGCAGCCAATTGGGCAACCTTCATCTCATCCTTGAGATTCTTCTTGAAGCATGCGTACATAACCTTGCGCTGTGACGGCTTGAGACCATCAGCCATGTGTGCGATGGAACGCTTGAGATCTGCGAGACTGAAATTGACCAAGTCCTTATGCACAAAGTCTGTGATGTCCAACTGTTTCACATTCCCATATGGTACTTGAAGTTCGTTTGCATCTTTCGCTGTACTTTCGAGAAGCCATACTTTTCGAGCATCAGCCTTCTTCTTATCAAAAGCGAGGATGATCGAGGCATCTGTCATCTTATCCATATCAAACCTGACAGTCAAGTCTTGAATCTGCTTGAAGTACTCACGCGCCTCCGCCGATGTAGAAGTACCCAAACCCTTATAGTACTTGACTTTCCACCCAGCTTTACCATCACCATACCAGGTCCTAAACGCCGAGTCTGTGTAGAAAGACTTGGTCTGTGAACCCTTGGTCGCCTTGATGATTGGTGTCACCATACTCACCACAAAGTTGAGCTTGAGGAGGCTCGGCCAAAAATAGTGAATCATGTTTAGGATGAGACCCTTGATGTGAGACCCATCATTATCAGCATCTGTCATGATCATTAAGCGTCCATAGCGAAGCTCTGAGACATCCTTATAGTCCTTACCCTGTTGGAGACCCAAAATCTTCTTGAGGTCATTGAACTCCTGGTTCGATGTGAGTTGCGAAACAGAGACATCCCTCACATTCTTACACTTACCACGGAGAGGGAAGACACCATAGTGGTCCCTACCAACCACTGAGAGACCAGCGACCGCCAAAGTCTTTGCTGAGTCACCCTCGGTTACAATGAGGGTACACTCCTTCGAATGTTTGGTTCCTGCCTTATTAGCATCATCCAACTTGGGGATACCGGTAATAGTAGACTTGCGGGCACCATCTGATTTCTGGAGTTCCTTCATCTCCTTAAACCTGGAGAGTGCCAGGAGTTCATCAGCGATTCCAGTCTTGAGAGCGTTCTTGATAAAACTTTTAGGTGCTTCAAACTTACTCCCAAAACTTTGAGACTTTGAGGTACACTCAGACTTTACCTGACTGGAGAATGTTGGATTCTCTAGGGTTGCCTTGACAAAGATAGTAAAAGTATTCTTGACTTGTTGAGGTTTCAACTTAATCTTCTTCGCCATTTCATCGATGATACCGTTTGCGATAAGATTTGCGGCGTGGTCGACATGGGTTCCACCCTTATTGGTACAGAGTCCATTCACGAATGAAACCTGTTCCATACCATTCTCAGCGGGTCCAATACACACTGACCATCGCTCGGTATTAATAGAGCACACCTCATCAACACCCTCGTGCATCTTAGCATATGCTTCGAAGGTTTGTTTGGTGAGCACGTCACCATTGAACTTCACTTTACAGTTTTGGGTGGTACAGATATTCGCATCCCAAACCCGCTTTTGGAAGATGCTATAGATGGTATCGTCCATCTTGGACATCCCGAAACGTTTCCACTCTGGGGTGAAAGTGATGGCGACAGATGACGTAGCAGCTGAATATTTTTTGATTTTTGGGGGGTCACAGACAGTCATGTTCTTCGACCACGATTGGGTATAGGTTTGATTCGTCTCATGGTCCTTGATGACCACAGAAAAGTCTGTGGAGTAGATGTTCGCCAATTTGGCACCGTAACCATTGCGACCACCGACGATACGCTTTTGGGTATCATCATAGTTGGTACTCGTGAGGAGGTGTCCAAAGACGAGTTCAGGGTTCCATAGACCCTCTTTCTCGTGCATACGAACACTGATACCACCAAGAGGACCATTGTTCTCAATAGTTACGGAACCCGATTCCTTATCGATTGCGACGGAGATGGAACTGACATGCTTGGGATGGAGAGAGTTGCGGTCAATAGCATTGACTAGGATTTCATCAAAGATCTTCAAGAGGGCTGGGGAATACTTGAGGTTCTTCTTGGAGAACTGTTCACCATCGAGGACCCAGTAAGGTTCTGTACCCAACTCGACTGGACCGACATAGGAGTCAGGTCTCTTGAGAACGTGTTCGATATGGGTGAGTTTTTGGACGCTTTCCATACTTTCTTGGTTTGATTACAATTCAAATCTCTAACTTAGGTTTATTTCATCTAAAAGTGTCAACTTGTCATAGCATTTTTTCAATTTTTTCACGGTACCCTTAAATTCGTCCAACGAATTCATTTTTCTACCACTGTTCCACTGCCAACGGTCTGTATGTTTAGGTTTTGGTATGTTTTCAGCAATGAAATTCAAATACCCCAGGAATTTATTACATCGCTTTCTAAATTCATCGATATAATCCTTTTGGTGTTGTGTAATTGTTTTGGGATATTTTCCAATACGACGAGGGGTATCAGGTTTTATGATAGTACCAATACAATAAAACACTTGTGTACACGACACGTTACCTGTTACCCGTAAATACTTCTTTAGATGTTCGTTGAATTCAGAATCTTCGGAATAGTCATAACTTTGTTGTAATAAACTATCTAGATTTGCCTGAACACCTAAAAGTGAGGGAAACACTTTTGAGTATTTTGAAGACGATCCAAAATTTGCATATATAATAGATTGACAATAGTCACCCCATTTTCTCATATTACACGTTTCACGTCCAAGTTTAAACCAAAACTTATAATCTCCTTTAATCATCAAGTGTCTACATTGTGGGCACGTAGGACCTACCGCTTCACACTTTTCAATCCACTTTGAAATACACTCCTTGTGATATATATGTCCACACTGCAGTGACACGATTGGTTGTTTAGAACATTCATAGCATATACATTCATCAAAGTTTTCATCTATTCCTCCATCTTTCAAAATGATTTCAGTAGAAGGTAAAAGGTATGTACCGATTTCACACACAGGAATATTCATTATAAATGATATACTTTATCACATTCTTTTCTTAACTTAGGTTAAGAGATGTACCTCTACCTGATTGTGGCCATCATATTTCTCTTTATGATGATGCAGAACCGTTCAAGGGGTACCAAGAGTTCTATTGATAAGATGGTGAAGCAAGCTGCACAATATGCCATCACCGCACAACAGGATGTCTCACCAGTCATGTCCGTACGACACGCTAACTATGCAGTCGCACACCTCTACGCCCTTGGGAACATTGCAACTGATACACAGATTCATAATGCTACGGGTATAGATGTGAAGAAGTTCAAAGAACATATCACAAATGTTCAAGAAATGGTCACAAAGAAGACAGTTGATAAATTTCCAGATTTCGAGGGTCAAGTTGATATGTATCTCTCTGAAATGATATAAAAAACCTAAGTGAATGGGGAAAGTGTATAAAGTAAGATCCAAAAAAATGGAAGTCATCAGAGACGCAATGTGGGAGTGTTGCCTCGCTGATGCGGTCAAGATGTACCGATTCAGTGAACCAAATGAGGCGTGTTACCAACTTGCGAATGCAACATGGATTATGAAGAAGAAGTACCAGGAACATAAAATGAAAAAGGAACAACGACAGGTTGTTGTGATTGACAAGGCTCCAGAAATTGTCAATGAGATGCGAAATTCCAAAAAGACCTGTTGTGCGACGACGATGTCTGGGAAGCCCTGTTCATTTAAGGCTGTATGTGGGGACTTCTGTAAAAAACATAGCGTGAAGCATGCTCAACTTGGAATGAAGGTTGATATGAGTAAAATTAAAATCGCAGATTAATAGAAACGTTATGTTAGACCAGGAGAGTCTTAGACCTGTAATAATAGCGATGGCACTTTACATCACTATCAGCACCCTCATACCTCGTATAGTTAAGAAGCCTAGTGGTATCCAGGTCATTGATAATCTCGTGATGAAAATTATCGCAGAGAAAGATTCGATGATGAGTGGTACTATCCTAATTGGTCTTATCGTTCTCGCCACCAATTACATTCAGGATAAACTCCTCTAGGACGTTTTCCCGCCCCACTAGTTTTTTCGTATGTTCGTGATTCATGTATCGGACACGAGTATCATATGCATGCCTCATGAATTCCAAGAGTTGGTCAAAGTTTGGATTACCCCAAAGCATCCCCTTTTTGAAGAGAAAATCATCATTCTCCAACTCTTGAAGTTCACAGTCAATCATATAGGGTGTCTTCACATATTCGGGGGCACCACCATAGTTTGTGATGATCACAGGTTTATCTCTCAGCGCCGCCTCTACAGCTCCCATACCTATACCCTCAGAGTGTGAAAAACTCACATAGCAGTCAGCGCGATTATGGAGTTCATCCATTTGTTCATCTGAGAGTAGATCGTTAATGACTTCGACACGGGGTAATTGGATATCTATTGGTTGCCTGCATGTTGCTTTCACAATGAGACGTGAATTTGGTTCATTTAGACGGATGAAAGCTTGAAGAATATCTCGAAATTTCTTTCGAGGGTCCAAAATGTTTCCGATGTGATAGAATGTGTACGGTTTCTCTTTTGGTGTTGGTACGTGGGCATGAATGACATAGAACTCATTATCAGGAAATTGCCGAGAGAAAACCTTTTTGCAGAATTCACTGGGTACAGCCACTTTCTTAAACTCTTTCATGATCAGACCATAATCTTCATGTACAGTTTCGGTTTCACATATGGTCATGCATGCAAGATTCTTGACACGGGTTCGTACATACTTGAGATATTCCAGGTGGTCACCAATTGGGAGCATATAAATCAGGCCGTGTGCATGTTCAGGAATTTCACTTCCAAATACATGGTATTCAGAATCAGGTAGAAATAATCGAGTATATTTGAATGCTTGGTTTCCTATACCCGTATTCAGATCTGGTCCTATGATGATCATTTGATTTAAAGATAATCTTACCTTTATATATAATACACTATGGATTCCCTACGCATTGAGATTGAAGATGAACTCAAGCGCACTCGTCTAGACAAGACTCGTCTCTATAGTCTTCTCCTCAAATTGATTGACAACTGTGGTACAGGAGGTGTGGGCCCCAAGGGACCCGCTGGCCCCACTGGCCCCACTGGACCCGCTGGTCCTCAAGGCTCCCCAGGTCCGTCCGTTGCAGTCGATAAGAAGGCTGCCCCCACCCCCACCACTGCTGCTCCAACCCCCACCAAGACTACTCCCGCTCCTGATGCTACCCCAAAGAAAGTTCCCATCAAGAAGAAGGTTGTTGTTTCGGCGTAAATTAATATGATATACCCCTAAGTATGAGAGTATTATCATTCTTTTCAAGTAATTTATTCGTTATTGAAAAGAATGAAAATTGTCTAAAGGATTAAATACAATACTATTTAATGTTATCGGCTTTGAAGCGAATCTGTCAAAAACCAGAGTTCCGAGATGAACTCAGTTATCTTTATAATCTCACCGATGGGGAACATAGGAAAAATGGAAAGTTGGATATGAGTGTTGGTACTTCTCGCGAGAAAGATTTATTTGCGGTATTAACAAAACATTCAGATGCTTTACCTATTAAATGGATCGACGAACAATCATCCATGTATGACGGTTTCATCGGAGGGGAACCTGTGTCAGTCAAGCACAAAACCTCAGACGAAAAAATACCAACATTTAAGGTGAAATGGACTTCAGATAAGGAGTGTGCAGAAAAGTCCATATCAAAATTAACAACTGATATATGGACTGATCATATACTATTCGTACAAATAGGTAAAAATAAGAAAAAAATAAGGATTATTTTTTTTGAAGCTGAACAAATAGATAGATTGATCAAGTATCATAAAGTATTTAAGATGAAAATTTTCAAGACTAAAAATACAGGTGAAAATGATAGAGGAGTTGAATTTTCAATGTCTTTTATGCAAAGGCTTATGAATATTGCTATAATTAATGAAACTTTTGAACATACATATAGTGGTAATAGTATCGACCCTATACAGAGGCGTATGGACTTACTTGGTAAATTTAACGCATAAAGATTAAATTCGAATTGAAATCAACATGAATTACAAGGTACTTTCTCTATTTTCTGGTGCGGCTGGACTTGATGTGGGATTTTCAGAGCAATTGGTTGTACATAAAAAAAGTGTAGATGATGAATTTATTGATTGCGAATCATCGACGGAAGATTTTGTAAACCTTAAACGCTTACCGTTTACAACCGTTTTTCAAAATGATATTCTTCCCAGTGCGAAAGAAATTGCTGAGTGGAATGGATGGGCACATAATTATGTATTAGGTGACATTCACACTCTTCTAGAGGATAATTATGATTTTCCAAAGGCTGACGTTGTCACTGGTGGTTTCCCGTGTCAAGACTTTAGTCACTCAGGTAAGCGGAAAGGTCTTCAAACCACACGTGGGACACTGTATCAGTCATTTGTTGAAGTTGTAAAAAGAGTAAAGCCAACCATGTTTGTCGCCGAAAATGTAAATGGTCTACTTACGATGCCTGGTGAACCTATTAAACAGATTATTTCAGATTTTTCAGATGTTGGATACGATGTAAAATACCAATTGATTAAAAGTGAAACAATTGGTATTCCACAAACTCGATGGAGGGTTATTATTATGGGAATTCAAAATGAAAAAAATAAAAATCTCCCCGAAAACTGGAATAGAATTACAAAAAATCAACGAGAGTGTAGGATTGGTTCCTATTTTAAACATTTGAAAGAACCTACTGAGACTGAAGATCCTGCACAAACTGTGTACTCCAAAGCTGCACGTCTCGAGAAGGGGCAAGGACAAAAGGAAGTTGGGATGGATGAATTTGCACCCACGATGCGAGCGGAACATCATGGTAATATCGAATTCCGACGCATTCATGGTGGTAAGAATAATGAAGACCATTTACCTCAGAGGAGACTATCTGTTCGTGAAGCTGCACTGATTCAAACTTTCCCACCTGATAGTATTTTAACAAATCTAACAAAAAAGCCTACTATGAAAGCCTATAAACCAATCGGAAACGCAGTCCCACCATTACTTGGGTATTTGGTGGCAGATAAGGTATACGACATTTTAAGTGGAACCTTTATTTGTCCACCAAATGAGGCTACCCAATAGGGATGCTAAAATGGCGACTAAAATACCAAATGAATATTTTTTAGGTTTTTCTTCTAGGGGTTTATCGGGTAACTTTTGAACATTATGATTGAGAGTATCAATTTTTTTGAGAAGTTTTTCGAGTGCCTGAAGAATTTGGAGTTCTCGATCTTTGGGTTTTTCCTTGACATTCACGGTTGTAATCTCTAGGACCATGTACCACTTCGCATCTGGTTGAAGTTTTACATAGTCACCGTCATCCTGTTGTTCGAAGATTTCGAAATTTAACTTTTTAATTGAAATGGGGTTGAAATAATTTGATTGTCGATTGAAACTTTTCCACTGTTTGTCACGAAGAATAATACCATTACTTCCACTAAAATGTCTCTCCAGAGGTACCCGAGCTAAGACTTGTCCATGACGTTCATCAAGTATTTGAGCAACTTTTGGAATATCGGGGCATATTATATCTACAAACTTCGCAATGTCTGTGCTCAGGTTGGAACTATTTTCACCAATTTGTGTAATATAAAAATCAACCATTTTAATTCCCATTACTCTACCAATATCTTCAACGTGTGTATTCGATTCAAGTGTGAGATCGAGAGAAAATGTATTATTTGTCCCATTCACAAAAGTAGAATCTAATAACACATACTGAACCTTCTTGGGTATATCTTCAGGGGACATTCTATTATGTTCTATGAAAAAAAAAATGATATAATATAATAATGAACACAAGAGTAACTATATCGATTGTTGTCATTTTGGTACTCGTGGTTGCCGGTGTTGTCTACTGGATGATGAATAAACAGGCTGCAGAGGCTAAGGCTAAGGCTAAGACTGAGGCCGAGGCTGCGGCTGCGCTTGCGGCTGCGGCTGCGGCGGCTGATACTGATGCTGATGCTGCGCTTGCGGCTGCGGCTGCGCTTGCGGCTGCGGCTGCGGCGGCTGATACCAGTACAACCTCCTCTCTCATAGGTGACAAGTTTATCACTATTAATGGTAATATTATCAAACCTGTAACTACTGGTAAGAAGTTTGAAGTCGTTACTTCAGGTGTTCGTTATGATGAGACAGTAATTACCCTAGAGCCAGTCGATGGTGAAGTTGATACATACTTCTTATTTGCCAAATCACTTGAGAAATATATCAAGTATTCGAACAATGGTTTCGGTTTCATGGTAGCTAAACCCATAACCAAGGAGTACAAGATTAAATTTACCAAGATTGGTGAGAAATATGCGATGTCTTATGTAAACCCAGAGGAAAAGCAGATATTTTTCGGTTACAATGGAACGGATAGGATGATCGGTGCTGAGAGTGTGACTGCTATACTTTCAACTGGCTTAGTAAATGTTGAAGATGTAAGTGTTACGGGTTATATTATACCAGGGAACTTTGGGGGTGACGCTAATAATTACAGAGAATTTGGTTCCGTTGAGGGTGATACACCAATTGAGACTATCCAGGATTGTAAAGATACACTCGACGAGGCTGACCTAGATGAAGAATATAAACAAAGTCTATTATCTGTTGCTTTAAACAAGGGGGCTGATACCCCATGCCGTGCGTATCCCCAGAGTGATACGTACTCATATAATAACGAGGCCACTGGTTGGGTGACCACCTGTGTTGATAAGTCTAAGGACATAAAGCAAGGTTGCTTATTGTAAATATGATTGCGAGGAATACTATTTTACTCACGGGTGCCATTGCTATAGGTGGGATTATAGACATCATCAGAGTCTTGAAGTCATATAAAAGGAAGAACCCATAGTATTCTAAAGATGCTCTTCACAGCTCTCTACAATACTACGCTCTCCATGGGTCCATATTATTTGCAATCAACTTATAAATGGTTCAATATGGCCTTATGGGATGCACCAACCCGTATAATTTTAGATGTGCAGCTCGAGCAATTAAGGCTTGAACGAAACCTAAGTCGTGCAGGACAAGGTGAAAGTCAAGAAGCATGAAAGAATACCTTTTCCCATTGGTTACGGACGAACTCCGAATTGCATTCTGTCAGGCTACTGGTCCACTTTGCAACGACGTTCAGCGTATTATTTGGGAAGAAGTTGTCCACTGTACTGTACCCATTGAACCACCCCCAACCCCTAAAAAATGCAAAATATTATACAATCGATTACCGATTTCTTTACCCCGAAACCTGTTTCAATAATTGAAGCTGTGAATGATTGTGGTGAGAAGAGGTACATTGAGATACCGAGACCTGTAATTGGTCCGAGACGTGAAAATCTTAATATTCTCTTTACGAAGTGCAAAAAACTACTGTCCTTCGTAACGATACACAACTACGATGATATAGTGCGCACCAAAATAACAAATTTGAGTGCAAATATCCGTGTTGCGATGTATAGGAATGATGATATCACATACCTCTTTGAAGAATATGAAAGTGTAGAGCGGTTATTCTTCAAAAAGAGTTCTAAGTCATCAATGAACCTAAGTAGCCTTGAACATATGTAATTGTAATGAAATATGGATCTCTTCCACAAACTTATCGAGCTTATTGACAAAAATTCGAGTACGATCCCAGAGGGGGACTACATCGAGTTGTGTGATACTATCAAGCAATTGCGGGACAAAGTGAAACCACCATCCTTTCTTCTTGACCAAAACGACCCTATGACTTTGGGTGACGAAGATGAAGAGGTTATGTACCCAGGTCTTAATAATTATTTACAGGAATTAGACGAAGAGTGGACTGAACACGTTGAACCTGGTGCATATTATCCTCCAATGCAAGATGTAGATTAGAAACGTAAGTCGTAGAATAACTTTGTAATTTCAAGTAGATATGGAACAACTCATGAGTCTTATCGATGAAAACTCGGAACGAATACCCGAGGGAGATTATCTACAAATGTGTCGAATAATGAAAGAAATGTATAAAACTAAGAACATACTACGCGTCACACCTGATGTCGTGAGTGAAGACTTCATCATGACTTCGGAGGCTCTAAATAAGTGTCACAAGTGGATTATGGTGAGTGAAACACTTCGAGAATCTTTTATTGAACACGAGAAGGATCCCGAGGACAAAGTGAAGTTAGGGATTTACAAACAAATCCGAGAAGCCTCTAAAGCTTATTGGCGTGAACTTACACAAACACAAGGCTATGAGGAGCTCATGTGGTTTGTGCATCGTGGTACAAACGCAGAGAGAGATTTTAGATATTACGGGAACGCGCATAATTAGAACCTAAGTTTGTAAGAATATATGTAATTTTCAAGAAAAAACATGGGATGTTCCCGAAGCCACCCACTCCCTCCCGGTATTTTCGTTGAAATGCCTTCATCACCCCTGACTCGAAGCGATCCACCACCTGAATGGTACGCGAATGCGGAAACAATCTCCACGTCTAATGCTTTTGACGAGTGGACTAATAGGGAACTCAACGATGAAATCGTGAGACTTCAGAAATGCGTCAAAGAACTTGAAACTGAAAAGATAAAAAAACGCGTAGACCGTACTCTGGCTTGGGATGATGACAATATCATGCACGACCCCGATGTGCGTAAAATGGTTGAAAATGGTGAACACATCTGTCACATGTTTGACGCACCTTGTCAAGCATGTGAAGATGATGAAGATGAGGATGAGGAGGATG